TTATTTACTTAGATTTCAATATTACACCAACTGGAGCTACTTTCCCAGCATAAGGATTAATTATATAGATATTTATAATAAATAAAAAGACATGGCAATATTAGACGCAAACGAAATATTTTTCACAGCATTTGAACCTAAACAAGCTAACAGATTCATCCTTTATATGGATGGTGTGCCTAGCTATATAGTAAAAGGAGTAAATGCAATTACTGTAACTCAAGGTGAAGTACCTTTAAATCATATCAACGTACAACGTAAAGTTAAAGGTAAAACAGTATGGGGTGATGTTCAAATGACATTATTTGACCCAATTACACCTTCTGGAGCTCAGTCAGTAATGGAATGGGTACGTTTACATCATGAATCAGTAACAGGTAGAGATGGATATTCTGACTTCTATAAAAAGGATTTAGTATTAGATGTTTTAGGACCTGTTGGAGATGTAGTAAGTGAATGGATTCTTAAAGGTGCATTTATAAAAGACGCTAACTTTGGTGTATTATTAGTATCATCCATTATTACTTGGAAAACATACAAACCTTGTCTTTGTTGAACTGATTCTAAGTATGGGTTAACTTGTGCTAAGAAGTTATTTCTTGTAGCAGCTGTATTTTGTTCAAATACTAAGTTGTTAGCAACTTGAGAAATATAGTTCTTAAGAGCAATTAATAAGCGACGAACGTTTACACGATCTAAAGCACTTGCTCTAGTTTGTAATGTTTTCTGACCGTATACTACTACTCCTTGTCCTGGGAATGAAGCAATTGGGTTTACTTTTCCATTATATAAAGTATCTCTATCATCCAAATATATGTATCTATTTTCAAATTCACTTAATGGTTTAAATGTGGCACTTGCCATAAATACAGCAATAGATGGAATATGTAAAGATTTTTCTGATTTGTTATACACATAATATGTTGGTAATGACATTGTTTGTCTGGCTTGATATATTTTATTGCTATACTTTACTTTTTGTGATTTTGAATATACATCAAAAGCATTCCATGTTGGATATGCTTCATCTGTTGCTCCAGTTATAGTATAATTTATTTGCTCTACAGTTTCAATATATTCAAAACTCATATTACCCCTCTATAGTTACAGAACCAGTTACTGTAACTGAATGTGATTGTTCTTTTCTTTCGTTATTATAATCTATAATATCTTCAAGTTTATCTAGCATTGCATTAAAACCTTTTACTAATGTTTCTTGACCTGCTTTAAGTTGATTTATTATACCACTTTTATCATTAGAATATTCTATTGTTGAAGTTGATGAATTTGTATTTTTTTGTATTATTTCCCTTTGGACCATACTTTTTACTGCTTCAACTCCACCAATAGCATTTAATTTATCAGAAGTAATTACATATTCGTTTTTATGCACCACTCCAGCTATTTCATTTTTATTTCCATTTCCAGTATATCCACCTTCATAAAAACCAGTAGTTAATATATTAGCATTGGCTGATACCAAATCTTTTTGTACAAACTGATTTGTGTAATTAATTTTTGATTTAACCAATTCTAAATCTTGAATTAAATTTCCAGTTATTGCTGTATTGTTTTCAAATCCACTTTGAATTGTTGATGCCATTGAAGCTAACTCTGAAACTAAACTATTTAAGCTTGATATTTCTGATTCTGTTAAATTTGAACCCTTACTAAGTAATACATCGACTTGTTGTCTTTTTTCTAAATAATTTGATATTGTACCTTCTGTTGTATTATTTCCTGTTTGTTTTCCTAATAGATTGTTAATTGTAGTATCAATTAATCCAATTAAATCTAAAAAAGCACTTTGAATGTCAGTAATTCTTGATATTGTTTCATCATGTAATTTTTCTGATTCATCTGCTACACTTGCAAAAGCTTCAGATAAAATTAATAATCTTCCATATAGTTCTTGCCCTGTTTCAGTAGTCTTATCAATTGAAGCTAGTAAATCTTTAAAACCTTTTTTGCTAGTTGGCATTGCTAAATTTAATTTTTCAAATTCTTTTTTAAGTAATGTTGTTGAATATGCTAATTTTTCTTCATCTGTTAAAAAATTTTCAATATAGGCACTAACTCCAGAAGATAATGCTTCAACACTTCCTGCACCTTTTATTGTTGAAAAAGAAAGTGCATCTACATTAACTTGTAAAAACTTAAATGTTTCTCTTAATGTATCTAGTGTTGTATATGTTGAATATAGCTCTTCTGCTGTAGAATCTAAACTTGTAATGATTTTTACTAAATTATTGTTTAATCCATATGATGCTTCATCTGCTTTTACTATTGATTGTAATAATACTTGAAATCCTACATCTCCCTGCTTATTAACAATATCGGTATATGATATATCGCTAAATGCTTTTCCTAGTTTTCCTATATAATACTCTGCACTTTCCATACCAGTTGAAACACGAACCATTGTTTCAAACAGCCCTTCTCCAATTTGTTGAAATGGAGTTAATAATGGAAATGCAGTTTTTGTAATATTATCACCAATTTCTCCAAATATTGCTTTTAATGCATCTTGTATTTGAGTGCCTGTTTTATCTTTTAATGAAATTTTACCAATAGAAACAACAAAATTATCAAGACTTTTTGCAGTATCTATTGATGCACTATCCAATGCTATTCCTGCTGTCAATACTGTATTGTATAAATTATCAAGAACTAATGAAAATTGTCTTTCTGTTTCACTATCCAATTCATTAAAATAAGAAGATACTGAAGTAGAACTTGAACTTCCAAACCAAGATTTTTTCTCTACTGTTGTTGATATAGTTTGATATGATTGCCCATTGAACTGATCTATTGCACTTGTAAGTAAAGTATCAGCAAAGTATATACCGCTATCCGTTAAAGCTTGACTTACTGATTTTTTACCAAATACTCCACCTAAAATACTATTAACAATTCCAGATCCAATGCCTGATAAAAAATCTAAACCAATAGAATCAAGTAGTTTATCAGTAATAGTCAAAGGGTTTATAGCACCCATTATTCCACTATTCACATCAAGTTTATTTTTATATCCTGTATCAAATCCACTATAACCTTCACCAAATGCAAAACCACCTGATTGAATCAAAAGAGAACTTACTCCACTAATATTATTACTGATATTTGCAAGATATTTATTCATGCTTTGTAAAGTTTCATATTGTGGACTTGCAAAATCTTCAAGAATTGATAGAGCTTTAGTAATTGATTCGCTTTGTGCTTCTGTATCTCCTAGAACACTTCCTGTACCATTATTTGCAACTTGTGAAGAAAAAGCATCTGAAGTAATTGATGTTTTTGTTTTTCCACCAATCATTATCCCAAATGATGCAAGAAGTGCTGCCATTGCTGCTGCTGTTGCAAATCCAGTAAAAGGTGATGATTGTGCTGCAACTGCAACTGCTGTTGCTCCTGCTGTTGCTCCTTTTGCTGTTTCTTGTGCTACAAATAATGAAGTAAATGCTGTTGATTGTGCTAGTTCTGCAACTTGCATTGCCATTTTTGCACCAAAAAATACTTTTTGTAATTCTAATTGTTTTTTTCTTCGTTCATCATCTTCATCATAAAAACTTGATACTGCACCAGTCATATCTGCTATTCCAGACATTGTTGTATCTCTTAAATCAACTCTTGCTTGATTTAAAGCTACCTCATCTTTAACTACCTTTGCATTCTCTTGTTGATATTTTTTTTGAGCTTTATTTATATCTTGAAAATTATTACCAAAAGTTGCAATACTATTTGATACCTCATCCCATCCTTGAAGCTTAATATCAATTACTAATGGTTTTTTGCTTAATTTATTTTGCTCTCTTTCAACCCAAGTTTGTAAATCAGCTAATGATTCTGGATCTTCTTTGTAATATACTAATAATTCTTGATAAATTTGTCCAAGATTTTCCATACTTCCATATTTTACTGAACCTGATATTTGGTCGAATTTATATTGTTTTTGTTCTTTTTCTGCTGCTTTAGCTATTTTATCATTATAAGAGTATTGTTCTTTTAATATTTCTAATAAAACTTTTTCTTGTAATGCTTTATCAGTTAATTTTGCATACTCTTCATTTAATCCAGCTATTTTTATTCTTTGTTGTTCAATAGCTAATTGTTCTGTATCTATATTTCCTGATAGATACATTTGTATTTCTGCTCTTATTGATGTTTCTTCTGCTAATTGTTTATTTTTTTCTTTTTCTTTAGCAGCAAGTGTTTCTGATTTACTTAATGTTGTATCAGCATCTTTTTTATTTTCTTCATTGATTTTTCTTTGATTTTCTGCAATCAATTTATCTTGTGTTTGTATATCTTTTTTATATATTGCAATATCTGAAGCAATTGATATATTTTCTTGTCCATTTAGTTTTACTGCTACTGCTTGTGCTTCTTCTGCTTTTTTAAGTTGAACTACAAGCTCTGCTCTTACTTTATCTTTTTTAGCAATATCATCTTTAAATTTTGCAATATTTCCTTGAAGAGATAAAAGTTCTTTTTCATCTTCTTTCATTCTTTCAGTATCAATTTTTCTATTAGCAATTAATTTTCCAGCTTCTTTTTCTGATGCTGCTAATTTTGCTACTTGCTCTGTTGCTTGTTTATATGGATTTACTGAATCTAGTGCTGCATTAAAATCATTAATTTCTTTAGTTACTTTATCTAGTTCTACTTTTGTTTTACTAGCATCTATTCCTTGACCTTCATATATTGCAATTGATTTTTGTAATGCTTGTTGTCGCTTTGTTCTTTCTTGTATATTTTTTGTTATTCTTGCATGAGTTTCATCTACACTTACCCATTTATCTTCTTGTGCTTTTACTTGTGCATTAAACTCTTCTTGTGTTTTACCACCTAATCTCATTTTTTCAATATAATCTTTAGCTGCTTCTGAAGCAAGTATTATTGAACCTGCAAATGCTGTTAAAGGGTTATTTACTACTGCTGCTACAAATACATTAGTTGCAACTGTTGCTAATCCCATAACTGCAATAAATCCTGCTGGTTCTGACAATAAATTTACTACATTTTTAGCACTCTTATAAAATTCATCAAAACCTTTTACTATATCATCTGTATTTTCCGTAATATCTTTTGACATATCATAAAAAATATTTGTTATATCTTTAAATGCTCCAGACTTTTCAACCATATCTCCCATTGCTCTTGACCAAGAATCTTGTACTGCTAATACTGATTTATCAAAAGTTTTTGTTTCTGCTAGAATATCAAATGGTGTAAATTTTTTATTTAATAAATCTGCTACTCCATTTACTTTTGTTTCAGCTTCTTTAATTGCTTTATTAGCTTCTCCTGGACTTCCAAATATTATAGTTGAGATTAACGAATCTGTTGATGCATTACCTGATACTAATGATCTCATTTCTTCTTTTACTCTATCCATTGGCATACCAATAGCATTTGCAAAGTTTGACATTCTTGAAGCTAGTTTAATTGTATTTTTTTCTATTTCTTCTGTTGTTGCTCCAAAAGCATCACCCATTGAAAGAGTTTTACCAATACCCTGTTGGAAAATTTCTAATAATTGTGGAAATGTTGCTGCTGTTTTAGTTGATTCAGTTCTTAATTCAGCTATTACTTTTTTTGCGTGGTCCTGCCCTTTTGTAAATTTTTCTATTGGAGTTAATGTTTTTCCAAGTGAATCTACCATTTGAGTATTTGCTGAAATTAAAGCTGCAATACCATAAGTATTATTTTCAATAATTTTATTTACTGCAATACCTGAACCTGCTGTTAAATCCCATGCTCTTTTTCCAGCATATACAACTCCAGCAATTGTTCCTGCCCATCTTAAATATCTAATTGTAGTATTTGCTAAATTACTTGTAGATTTTTCTTTATTTTGAGCTGCAATATCTGCTTGAACTAATGCATCTTTTTCTTTTTTTAATGCAGTATTAAAATCATTTCCAGATATTATTCCAGCAGTTTTTAATGTGTTTAGATGTTTTACTGCATCATTATAACTATTTTGTGCCTGTGTATTTTTATATGTTCTATCAAATGTTTCTTTTAATTGTTGATTATTTGCTTCTTCTGCTCTTCTTTGAGCTAAAAGTGATGAAACTGTATTATATTTTTGTTTTTCATATTTTTTATCAGCTTCAGTTTTTTCTTGAATTGCTTTATCAGCTAATACTTTATTTAGTTCTTCTTCTCTTCTTTTTTGTTCTAATAATGATGTTACAACTTGATATTTTTGTTTTTCATATTTTTTATCAGCTTCAGTTTTTTCTAAAGTAGATGTTTCTGATTTTATCTGTGTTCCAGATATTATTCCTGATGAATCTCCAAATTGTTTAACATTTGTGGTTTTTGCAAGTTCTAAATTTAATATTTTTAATGAATTAGTATATTCATCTGTTGTAATTATTTTTCTTCTTACTGCATCATTTAATTTTGCAACTTTTGTTTCATAGTTAGTAATTACTTTTTCTATTGAAGTATATTGGATAACTTCATTTCTTAAAGAATTTCTTTCTTCTTCTTGTTTTTGTAATTTAGAATCTATTGCATTATTTGTTTCTCTTAAAGCAGTTTGGTATTCTTTTTCAAAAGACAATACTTTCTTTTTACTATCCAACTCTTCTTTTATATCATTTAATGCTATTTTTTGATACTCTGAAGTTTTTTTACTTGCTTCAATAGATTGTTTTACTAATGCTAGTTTTTCTCTTTCTACATCAACTAATTCTTTTGTTTTGCTTTTATAAAGTGCTAATTCTGCTCTTGCTGCAGCTAAAGATTGTTGTTCTTCTTTACTTAGCTTTCCATTTTTACTTTTTACTTCTAAGTAATTTTGAATTTCTTTATTTGCACTTTGAATTTCTTTTGTATAAGTTTTTTGTACTTCATTTAGTGATTTTTGAGAATCTTTTAATTCTTGATTCTTGTTTATAATATCACTTGTTGCTTTGTTTATTATTTCTTTACTTTGGGTTATCTTTGCTTCTAAATCAGTAATTTCACCTTTTATAGAAACTGTTATTCCTGCTCTTGACATTATTTTTCTCCATAAAAAAAGGCTAAGAATTGTCCTCTTTTGAGTTTTTCTTAGCCTGTTCTTTTAAAATTTTATTTTTGTAGTAATCGATTGCAAAATCATATCTTCTCATATCTAGTATTCCTTGTGCATCTGCAAGTTGATATAAATAAAGTTTATCAAGTCCTTTTACATAAGTTGCCATTCCAGAAACAAGCATTTCTGCTTCATCTCTATT